GTGACCGTAGCTCGTCAAACAGATCGGAGTTCCGGTGCCGGATGCGCTCCAGTCTTGAGCCGCCAGCCAATCGGCCAACGCTCTCTCGGCTCTAAGTGCGACGGCGTTCATTTGACGACAACCCCAAGTTTCTCAAGCCCATCAGCGGCTTGTTCCAGTTTCGCTTGAATGTGCAGAGACATTTCACGCGCTTCGTCATCATAGGCTTTTTGCATCGCCTTTGAGTAGATCGACTCGACGTTGCCGATCTGATTGTCCGCAAGTCCAATGTTCATGCGAACGTGAGTGTATGGATTGATCGAAGGCCGCGCCCAATATGCGTAGGCGCTGCTCCCGCGATGTACCGAAACGTTCTCCTGCGGCAATCCGTATTGGTTCGCCAGATTGATGAGAGCTTGATTGCCGGACACGATCCGCACTTGAGCGGAGCCCTTCTTTGCTCGTCGGGTTCCACCGAATTGCTGAAAGCTCGGAGACAGCTTTTTGATGGCTTTGACGACCGCGCTCTTGAGATAACCAACGCTGCCAGCAGCGCGACGACGTAGGCTCGCAGCGGCAAGCCTCATCTCTCTGCCGTACAGTCCCGGCTTGCCTTCCTTCCGGTTCTTGGCTTGAGCGATCAGATGAACCAACCGAAGCTGCCGAGACCTTCCGACACGCTTTCCGGTCTTCTTATCAAAGCGAGCCTCACCAATCGGTCGGTTGAAGTAATCCAGAATCTTGTTCCGAGCGGCTTGCGGACTCTTGGGCGGGAGCAAGATGTACATCCGCAGCATCAAGAAAAACGTCCGCGAGTTGATTGCTTCAGACAATGAGCGTCGGCTCTGCGCGAGATAGATCCTCCACGCAGCGTCGAAGTTTCGAGTGTCAACCGTGATCGTGGGCCTCATTTGGTCTTGGCCCCAAGCTCAAGCGCATAGTAAGCGCCCGAGCCATCGCGCTTGGCGGACATGATCCGAAGCTGGCGTCCATCATAGGTGACCAGACGGCCAACCACCGGAATCATCCTGCCGAATGAAATCAGGATGCGGTCGGTGTTTTCTTGGAACAGAAGACCGCCGTTCTCCTGCAAGAGCCGGTCGGCGTTTGACCCAACATCCGCACTCCACACAGTCGCGTCCACGGTGACCAATGTACTGTCAGCAAGACGCCAGTCCGAGAACTTGACCAAGATACGCGCTTGAACATTGTCTTGGAAGCCACCGGAGATGACCGAGTTTGTGTCCGTGATTGCAGCCGGAAGGCATCGTACAAGCTGACCCTGCCAGATGAACGACGGATTCCCCATCGCCCCCTGAAGGACGCTCATCCCAAGCTGAAGGCTGGTTGCAATCAGGTTCACGCCGTGAAGTAGACACCGGAGACAACGAGCCGCGAAGTCGCTTGAAGCTGCGATGCCATGCTCGACGTATCGCCGGTCTCGTAATGCGAAAGCTCGGCATAACTCGTCCCACCAACAGCGAGTCCGATAACCGATGTCTTGGCTTGAGTGGTGGCGTTGTCGAGCCAAACAGAGAGCGCAGCGTTGTAGCTTACCGGATCCGGCAAGCCTAATCGCAGCTCTCCAGTTGCAGCACCGCTCACGGAATTGATCGTCAGATCAACCGTGAAAGTGGTCACAAAGCCGATGCTGGTATGGCGAGCAGCATTCACGGTGAACGAGAACGTCCTCCCACCGCCGGAATCAACGAGAGTCGGAACCCACGTTGACGGAGCGGTCAGCGGCAATGCCGCATAAATCTCATCGAAGTTGGCGTTGGCCTTCTGCCAGCTAGTGCGGAGCGTGTCGCCCGTGTTGTCGTTGGCGGTTGATCCGGTGTTGATGACTTGTTGCGACATATCAGTCCTTCGGCAATGCGTACCAACCTTCTGGAATCGTCACTTTGTTTCGGCTTTTGATGACTTTTCCTTCGGAGTCTTTAGCCCAAACGTGAGCTTTTATCGGCTCCGCCAGACGCACCGGAGTCCCCGCCGGAACCAGAACCACTCGCGTCGGAGTGCAAGCCGGAAGCATCAATGCGAGCGGCAAGACGAGCGGCAAGAGATTTGTCGGCCATGCCGTCTTCACTCGTTTGATCCTTCTGCTCCAGCAGCTTGTCCAGAGCAGCTCGCATCAATCCCTGTGTGATACTTGTCAGCGGGTCCATGCAGATCCTTTTTGATGAGCTTTGAGTGGAAAATCACAGCCCAAACGAAGATGCCAGCGAGTCCACAGTTGAGCAGGATTTCAGACGGCGGTGGCGTGGATGCCGTCAGGCAGTTGAACAGCGCACCGGCAGCGGTTGCGGTCAACGACAGCCGAAGGAACGCATTGCCGACAATCGGCCACCGCTGAGTCACGCCTTCCGTCCGGTAAAGCAGGACCATAAAACATGAAACGCCAGCGGCTAAAACACCGCTAGCGATCATGTTGATGACGGTCTCTGGCTTCACTTTTTGCGGAAGCGATCAATGACGTATTCGACGCCATGCAATCCCAAGAAGCCCATGATGAAGGCTGCTGCGTATTGGGTGTTTGAGTTCTTCATTCCGAAGAAATCAACAACGATTGGCGTGAGGTAGTTAGCCGAGAGGGTGCCGGCAAGAAGACTGGTGGCAGTCGTGAACCAATCTTTGTGGCCGTCGCGTTTGACGGTCAGGAGGCTTCCAGCGAAGCCAGCCACAAGAAGCCCGATGTTGATTCCGAGTTCTCGCAGCGTCTCCTTCACTTTTGGTCCTCCTTCGATGCGTCCTGAGCCTTCAGAGCGGTGAACATGGCACCGGCGCCAGCCGTGATGGCGGCGATGGCGTTGGCGATGTCACCGGCGATGATCTGCTTGATGCCGACCGAGAGAGCGGCGAGCAGGACGGCAACGCCACCGGCGGTTGTTTTCCAGTTCTTCATTCGGGCTTGGGTTGAGCGGCTTGGATGATGATGTCGGCCAGCGGGACGCCAACCTTCGCGTTGGCATATCCACCGGCTTTGATGGCGATGTCGATGAGCTGGAGCAGTTGGTTGGCCTGCTCCTGAGTCAGTTCAATGTGAATCATGCGGCGGGAGCATCGGCAACCGGAGCTTCGTCGGCAACCACAACCGGCGCGGGAGGAGCCTCAGTCACAGGCTCGGGTTGCGGCTCTGGAGCGGGAGGAGCCCACGGCAGCGGCAGAACGACAACCGGCGGGTTGATCTGGTTCTGGATCTGCTGGTTGACGTTGGCCTCAATCGCAGCCTGATCGACGCCATTGGCGAAGCACCAGCCGAGAACCTGATCCTGCGTCAAATCAGGATACGGCGTGAAGTTCTCGGTCGGAGGAGCGAACGAGCAGGACCCATAGCAGGTGCCGCTGTAGGTCTTCTCGGTGTCGCCAGAGCCGGTGGTTTCGGTGCCGTTGCACCTCCAGTCGGCGGTGATGACGACATCGGTGAGAGTGCCTTCGGTCGGCTTGACCAAGAGGCGTTCGATGATCCAAGAGATGTTCATGTTAGGCGTTCTTCAGAGCGTTGACTTCGGCGGTCAGTTCTTTGATGGCGGCAACCAGCAGCGGGATGACTTCGGTGTAGCGAAGGCCAAGCTCGTTGTTTTCGCCCACCACATCGACCGCTTCAGGAAGCACAGATTTCACATCCTGAGCAATCAAGAACGATCGACGAGTGCCTTCGCTGTCAGTCTTGAACTTACCGATGACAGAACGAAGCGAGCCAACCTTAGCGATGGCATTTCCAATCGGCTCGATGATGTCCTTCACCGTCTCGTCGGACAGCGTGGTCCAAGCAGTAGCACCGGCAACAAGTTGAACACCGACATTTGATGCAGTGTTGATCTTGAAGGTAGGGGTCGCAGAGGTGTCGTTTTGGACACCATAGATCCAAACATCAGAACCAGCCTTCTTGATGTATGTGCAACCAAGAGTCTCGACGTAATCAATAATGAACGAAGCAGTCGAAGCGGCGGCATTTGATTTGACTCGACCGATACAGTTTCCGGTCGTGGTCTGGACATCAAGACGAACACCAGCCGCACTCGTCGTCCCCACCAACAGATTCCCGCTCGCGTCGATGGTGGCAGCAGTAACGAATGACGAACTCGTTCCGGTTACAAACGAAATCGACGAGCCGGTTGCATTGGAAGTACCGGCGTAAATGCGAAGGTTCTTGGTGGTTGAGTTGAAATCAAACCCGCCCACATTGAACCCGAAACTACCAATCGACTGACCGCTGGAAACAATGGTTCCTAAGGCATTGAACTTTTCACCCGCTCCGCTCGCAGAAGCACCAACCAACAGCCCCGTGGAGTTGAGGGTCATGGCGGTGCCAGAGCCTCCGCCGACGTTGGACCATGTGGCTACGCCGTCAGAGGCGATTCGGTAGCGTTCAGTAACTCCTCCAGATCCACGGGTCAGAAACGCAAGATAAGCATCCGTGTTTGCGGCCGCATTCCATCCAGATTGAATGAGCGACATCGCAACGCTGCCAGCACCGAGAAGACTAACTCGCGGTCCAACATTTGCACCAACCGCTTGACTGTTCTCAAAGTATCCAGCCTCAGAAAAACCAGCGGCAGTTGTAACGAGATGGAATGGCCCAAGCGGACTCGCCGTCCCAACACCCACCCGATTGTTCGAGCTGTCCACCTTCAGCGTGTTCGTATCCACCGTCAGGTCGCCGCTGATGGTGGCGGAGGCGAGGGTGGCGGATGGCGAACAAGCGAGGATGTTGTTGATGCTGATTCGCTTGGTCGTGCCGGTTGCTGTAATACTATTATCCGACACGTCCACAATGGGAAGCATGTCGTTCGCTGGATCAGCGGCCGTCAGGTTTTGCAGCGATGTAATTTTGGCGTCGGGCATGTTAGTAAATGGCTAGAATGAGTTTTCCGGTGTCTTCTTGTACGAGGAAAGTGGTGCCATCCTCAAGCACTATGCTGTCGAATGTACCGAATGAAATGACAAGCTTGCTGGTGTCGTCCTCCTGCAACAGGAAGAACTCAGTTTCCTGCAGAACATCCCTCCGCATGATCGGAGGCTCGGGCATGGTCTGGCTTACAGATCGCGCCCTGTTAATGGATGTTCCGATGGAGATCATCAGGCACGAGCGTTGTACGCCACCACAGAACCGCTTGAGATCTGGAAGCCGGTGATGTTTCCAACCAGCGGGAATCCAGCGGGAATCGTCTTCGACAGCCAAGTACCGGCGATACGGTGTCCGGTGATAGATGTGAAAACCGTGGGCTCAATAGGGATCAAGCCAGACCATGCGCCGGTCTGCGCTGCGTTACTAGTGAACAATTCAAAGCCTTCGCGGCCCATTGAATATTCGGTCGAGATGTCTGCTTGAACGGCCATTGTGTTTGTCGGTTAGAGGGGAGGCCACCGGAACTTTCCAGCAGCCTCCCCCATTTTAGGTTAACCTTTTCGGACTTTCGGTGCCAAGGCTCCCTGTATCCACAGGATGAGCTTGCCTCCTTCGGGAACGGGAGCGGCGTTGAAGCTGGTGCGCTGGAGAGTCGCATCAACTTCGGGACCAGAAACGAGCTTAGACTTGCCGTTCTTGTCCACCGCAACGGTGGTCGCAATCCTC